GATTTTTTAGGAATCTGTCAGCTCCTGAAAGCGCTCCGAACGGTCGGATTTTCTGAGACTGAGATCAAAAAGATCGCGCGTCGGATCGCTGTCGGGCTTGGTGCAAATTTCACACTTTACGCTTGATTTTTCTCCGTTTTGGTTATAGCTATTACGCCCTTGGTGTGGTAGTGTGTGTTGCTGCAGAGGGAGGTGAACAGCATGGCAAAGAAGCAGACCGACGGAAATCTTGCGCTGGAACAGCAGCGCGTCATAGTCATCCCGGCGCACGATGAAATCGTAGCGCGCAAACTGCGCGTCGCGGCGTATGCTCGCGTCAGCTCCTCCAGCGAGGATCAGCTCAATTCCTACCGCGTCCAAAACCAATACTATTCTGAACTGATCTCCAGCAACCCGGATTGGGAAATGGTCGATATTTACGCCGATGAGGGCATCACCGGCACGTCGGTTGAAAAGCGCGAAGATTTTCAGCGCATGATGCAGGACTGCCGGAAAGGAAAAATCGACCGCATTCTGGTCAAGAGTATTTCCCGATTTGCCCGCAATACGAAAGACTGTCTTGCGGCTGTCCGGGAACTGAAGGAACTCGGCATCAGCGTTCTGTTTGAAGAACAGGGCATCGACACCAGCAAGGTATCCAGCGAGATGGTCACGGCGATCATGGCATCGTTGGCGCAAAAGCAGAGTGAGTCCATATCTGGGAACGTCAAATGGGGCGTACAGAAACGGATTCAGGATAAAACGTTTGTTACCTGCAAAGAGCCATATGGCTATCGGCTGGTTGATCGTCGGTTATGCATTGTTGAATCAGAGGCAATCATTGTCCGCATGATCTATGAAAAATATTTAGCGGGGATCAGCATGGAATTCATTCGGGATCAGCTAAACATCGCAAATATTCCGTTCAGAGAGAATGAACGACAGCGCGGATGGACAAGAAAGGCAATTTCCTATATTCTCTCCAATGAGAAATACATTGGAGATTCCCTCTGGCAGAAGACCTACTCCGGAGACACGTTCCCACATACACAGCGCAAGAATAAAGGTGAAAAGGCAAAATACTATGTGGAAGGAACTCATGCGGCAATTGTAGAAAAGAGCGTTTGGAATGCGGTGTCAGAACTGCGAATGCAGCGGGCTGGCGAAAAGCATCCAGAAACCTATTGCGCTCCAGTCCCCTTCCGCCAAAAAATTATTTGTGGATGCTGCAATTCATTGTTCCGGCTCCGGCAAAACAAAGGGCGCACATATTGGTCATGCAGGCAGCACGATACAGACCGTACTATCTGCTCAAATAGTCAGATTCCAGAAACGGTGTTCCAAGAAGCCTTCTGCCGTCTGTACTACAAACTTAAACACCACAGAAACTCTATCTTCACGCAGATGCTCTCCAACATCCAGAAAATCCGCTACAGCCGGATGCTCTGGAGCGAGGACGTGATCTCTCTCAACAAGAAAATATCCGATGTTCTCAGTCAGGTTCAATTCCTAACCCAACTTCAACAGACGGGCGGCGTTGATCCTGATACTTTTATAACATCAAACAACAACCTCAGCGAACAACTCCGCAGGCTGAAACAGGAAAAAGCAAGGCTTCTCGACACCGACAGCGACGATCTGGCAGACCGCACCCGCGATCTCATGGACGCACTGGAGGACGGGCCGGATTTCCTCGACAGCTTCGATGCGGAGCTGTTCGATGCGCTTGTGGCAAAGATCATCGTGGACAGCAACGAGTGCCTGCGGTTTCGGCTGAAAAACGGCTTGGAGCTGCTAGAGCAAATCGAAAGGACAAGACGCTGATGGGAAATCGGAAGCTGCCATTTGGGTATCAAATGCGCATGGGCGAGATCGTCCGAAACGAGCCAGAGGCAAAAGCCGTGCAGGACATTTTCCTGCAATACACGCTTGGCGCGTCGCTGAAGGAAATCGCAGAACAGATGAGCAAGACTGGCCCCGCCTATGACGAGGACAAGAGCTGGAATAAGAATATGATTGCCAGAATCTTGGAAAATCCAAAGTACACCGGCGCAGACAGCTATCCGAAACTGGTTGACATAAAATTATTTGAAGCAGCCGTCGAGAAGCGCCAGACCAAGCAGCGTCTGCCAGAGCGGACACCTGCGCAGAAAGCACTCAAGCGTGTCTGCTCCAAACCGCCTACGCCGGAGATCGAGCAGCAGGTCACACATCTGCTCGGCAAGTTGGCAGAGCAGCCGGAGCGCATCACGCAGCCAACGGAAACACCCGCACCGACACATACAAATACGCAAGCCGAACTGGATGAGGTTTTGAACACCCAGCCGCTCGACGAGGATGCTGCCAGAAGCCTGATCTGTAAGCTGGCACAGGAGCAATACGATGCAATCGGCAACGAGGAATACGAAACCGAACGCCTGCGGCGGCTGTTCACGGTGTTCGAATGTACGGCAGAACTCAATGCGGAGCTGCTGCAAAGCACCGTCTCCGCCGTGCTGGTGACGCGCCAGGCGGTGCGCCTGCAGCTCAAGAATGGACAGATCATCGGAAAGGACGATTTGGTATGACAGATGAAAAACCGCGTGTCATTATCATTCCACCCAAGCCAGAATTGCAGCAAACGGCTGTGGTCACCAAGCAGCTTCGCGTTGCGGCGTATTGCCGCGTCTCGACGAAAGAGGAAGAACAGGCCAGCAGCTACGAAGCACAATGTGAGTATTACACCGACAAAATCATGTCCAAGAAGGAATGGACAATGGCCGGCATCTTTGCAGACGAAGGCATCACCGGTACATCCACAAAAAAGCGCACAGAATTCCTCCGTATGATTCGTCAGTGCAAGCAGAAAAAGATTGACCTCATACTTACGAAATCCATTCAGCGGTTTGCCCGCAATACGCTCGATTGTATCAACTACACGCGCATTCTCCGACAGCTTGGCATTGGCGTCCTCTTCGAGAAGGAGAATATCAACTCTCTACCGCCAGACAGCGAATTTATGATTACGATGTACGGCGCGATGGCGCAGTCCGAAAGCGAATCCATTTCCGGCAACATCCGGCGCGGCCGACAGATGCACGCAAAAGTTGGCACGCTCAAGGTTCCATGCTATCGACTTTATGGATACGAAAAAGACACAGAGGGCAAATTCCGCGTCATACCGGAGCAAGCAGAAATCGTGCGCGAACTCTACAAGCGATATGAGAGCGGCGCCAGCCTGCGCAATCTGCAAGACTGGCTGGAAGAAAATCAGATCAAATCGGTTCTCGGAGAATCAAAATGGACAACGACATCTATCAAGAGCATCCTGACAAATGAAAAATACTGCGGCGATGTCCTGCTCCAGAAAACGTTCCGCACAGATGTGATCAGCAAGAAGGTCATTAAGAACGTCGGTCAGATGGCGCAATACTATATGCCAGACCATCACGAGGGCATCGTCAGCCGGGAACAGTACAATGCAGTGAAAGCAGAAATGGCCCGCCGGAGCGCCCTGCGCAGCCCATCCAAAACGGCTGTGACAGGACGTTCCTGTTATACAAGCAAATACGCCTTATCGGACCGACTCGTCTGCGGCGAGTGCGGCACGCTCTACCGCCGATGCACATGGACATCCCTTGGGCGGAAATACCCTGTCTGGCGCTGCATGAGCCGTCTGAACTACGGCACAAAATACTGCCACGATTCCCCGACAATCAAGGAAGAACCGCTGCAAAACGCGATCCTGTCAGCGATCAACGCTGCTATGAGTGATAAACCTGTACTGCTCGACCGTATCAAAAACGCAGTCTCTCTGGAGCTGCTGCCTGTACAGGGGCAGACCATGAGCTTTGCTGACATCGAGCGCCGACTGGCGCAGTTAGATGAGCAGTTCCAACAGCTTCTGACAGAAGCCATCGATGCGGAAGACAAAGAAGCCTGCAACGCGCAGTTCGCGGAAATCCTTGCTGAGCAGACCTCCCTCAAAAAGCAGAAAGAAACTATTCTGCAAAGCAGCATGGACACTGACCGCGTCTGCACCCGCATGAAGCAGGCAGAGCAAGCTATAGAGAATACCGCACAGACAATCACAGAATGGAACGAAAACGCCGTCCGGCAGATCGTAGAGCGCGTGACCGTCCTCTCCGCCGACGAGATTCTGGTGCGGATCAAGGGCGGTGCGGAAATCAAACAGCGATTGGAGCGATGAAAATGATCTATGCAGCCGGCGACCTTCACGGAAATCCACTTCGGTTTCAGTCGCAATACTTTCCAGAACAAGCATAGATGACCAAAGACGATTACATGATTACATGAGAACATAAGGCACTACATAGATGTTGCAAGTATTATGCTTGCGTACCAGCAGGTCTGCATTTATAATGAAAACAAACGAAACGGAGGGCTTGCAGCATGGAGCGCGCCACAAATTCCAGCCTGATTTTATACACGACAGAGGACGGCTTGACGAAAATTGAAGCTACGTTTGACCGAGATACGGTCTGGCTTTCCATCGACCAGATGGCGGACCTGTTTCAAAGAAATAAGTCCACAATTTCGCGCCACATCGGTAATATTTACAAAGAGGGCGAATTGGACAAAGCTGCAACTGTTGCAAAATTTGCAACAGTTCAGATGGAAGGCGAACGGCAGGTGGAACGGCAGATTGAATACTACAATCTGGACGTTATCATATCGGTTGGGTATCGTGTGAAGTCTCAGCGCGGTGTTCAGTTCCGCATGTGGGCGACCGCGATCCTCAAGGAGTTCATGAAAAAGGGCTTTGTGCTGGATGATGACCGCTTGAAAAATCTCGGCGGCGGCAACTACTTTGATGAGCTGCTTGCCAGAATCCGGGATATCCGGTCTTCTGAAAAGGTATTCTGGCGGAAGGTGCTGGAGATTTATGCGACCAGCATTGATTATGACCCCAAGGCCGAAAGTACCGTTTTGTTTTTCAAGCAGGTTCAAAACAAAATGCATTGGGCAGCACACCAGCATACAGCGGCAGAGGTTATCTACCAAAGAGCGGATGCAGAAAAGGAGCATATGGGACTGACCTCGTGGCGTGGAGAACAGATCCATCGTGCAGACGTTGAGGTGGCGAAAAACTATCTCAGTCAGCCAGAACTGGACGCGCTCAACAAAATCGTAACTGCATATCTGGATATTGCAGAAGTCCGGGCATTAAATCACGAGCCGATGTATATGAAGGATTGGCTGGAAACCATAGACGATTATCTGAAAATGACCCGCAAAGAGATTTTAACAACCAGCGGTCATGTGTCGAACCAGCAGGCATTACAGAAAGCCCATGCCGAATACGATAAATACAAAAAGCAGCAGGACCTGCGGCTTTCGCCGGTTGAGCAGAGCTTTCTGGACAGCGTAGAACAGTTGGAAAGACTAGAAGATCAAGCGCACTGAACGTAAAACAGGGCAAAGAGAAGCACGGTCACGGAACCGTGTTTTTCTTTGCCCTGCAAAATATGTGAGATTATCGGCGCGATGTATTCAGCAGTGCCGTTGTCCGTGCGTTGATTCCCATAAGCTCCCGCTGGGTCTGCCGGTTGGCCTGACACATGGGCATCAAAAAATTCACAGCCTTTCGGATCTGCTGAAGGTCAGAAGAAGTGAGGGCGTTTTGATGCAGATGCTCCAAAACACGGTTATAGGCGTCTTTCAAGGATGCGGACACGGCAGGCTGAAAGAAATAAGTTGAGATCAGGCCGCCGATCAGGGCGGCTTCGGTATCGGTATACTGCATGATTGCTCCTCCCTTGCAAGAATCAAACGAACGGGGCAATCATACCACAAAATATTGTAGCAGGCTATTCGCAGAACGACGAAATATACGATGCGCGCCAGCGCGGAAAGGAGAAACCATGAACGTCAGAAAACCTGTGGATTACGGTACGATGTACCGGGAATTGACCGCAATTATCTCGCAAAATCTTCCGCAAATGCGTGAGATCTACGCCATCGGCAAAGCCATCAGCCAGCGCCCGGAGAAGGGCGCAGCCGTCGCTGCCGCAGAATTTTTGCAGGCGAATTTCCCTGACCGCACAGGCTCTTCCCCACGCAACGTGCGCCGGATGCGCGATTTTTATCGGACTTATGAAAATGACCAAACGCTCCTCCGGCTGGCAATGAAAATCGGCTGGACGCTGAACGTGGTCATCATGGAAGCGGAGCTGACAAGAGATGTGCGCAAATGGTATCTGGAGCAGGCGCGGGTACAGCAATGGTCAAAGACGGGCTTGATGGAAAAACTGGCATCTGCAGCACATCCGGAAAAAACACTCGACGAGAAAACAAATACCTGTTATACTGAGAAAAAGATTACTGATGATAGCAAGCGGTGGAGTACAAAGATGATATGTACTTTCTGGAAAAGAATCCGCTTTATCTTTCAACACAAGGCAACTGGATTGTTTTGGCGTGTTCCGATTCAACTAATCTTGGCGAGAAATCAGTGGCTACTCTACGCGCGATGTTAAAGACAATATGAATCTTTGAAGTGAGGCGGTATATATGCAAAAGAAATATCAGGTGTTTATTAGTTCTACATATGTGGATTTAATAGAGGCACGGGCAGCCGCCACACAATGCTTGTTGGACAATGACTGCATCCCCGTTGGAATGGAACAATTTCCAGCAAGTGAAATGAGCCAAATGGAATATATCAAGAAGATGCTTGATAATTGTGATTACTATATCTTAATATTAGGTGGAAAGTACGGCTCTCTGGACACAGACGGTATTGGATTCACAGAAAAAGAATACGATTATGCCGTAGCACAAAAAATACCCATCATGAGCTTTGTTTATGACATGCCTGAAGACTTGCCAAATAAATTCTGTGAGACAACGGATGACCTGCGTGAAAAATTCAAGAGATTCAGGGAAAAAGTCTGCAACGGGAGACTGGTGAAGTTCCATTCTGATAATGGAACACTGAAAGCCAATATTGTAACGTCGAGTCACCACTGCATTAAGGATTTTCCCGCTATTGGATGGGTGCGGGGTGACAGCGTTAGCGTCCTTGAAAATTTTAATGCAGAACTTTTGCAGAGTGTGCAGAAATTTCAATCAGCACAAGAGACGATTGGTCGTGAGATCGCAGCACAGAAGAAAATGACAGAAGAAAAACTACAGCAGCTGGAGGAGAAAGTTGATAATATTCCGCGGGCAAGTATCCATGTGGAGGATAATGAAGCTGGTGGGCAGACGGTAATAATTGATGGTGGAAATGCAAGAGACTTTGACGAATATGTGCAAGGAAAAGTAAAAAAATATGTCGATGGTCGAATCGCTTCAGATGACGAAGTTAATGAGATGCTTCAAAACATCTGATGCATTTTAAGGAGAACTGACAGATGCAGAACGAAAAATATCTGGAGCTGGACGCGCTTGCTGCACCGAACGGCTATGTTGCGCCTCCGACGAAAGAGGATTTGGCCTACGTTGTCCACTTCCGCAAGACTTGCCAGCGGTATCAGATCGATTTTGCAAAGGCTGACTCGGACGAACGTGACTTCGTGATCCACATGGCAGAGAAAACATTTTTGCAGAAGCGTGCCTGATTTTCCTGCTGATTGAATCCACGGCGGTAAGACAGGGGTTCATCTATAGTGTAGTGAAAACACAAAAACCGACAAGTTTCTTTGAAACTTGTCGGTTTTTATTTATGATAGACTGTAATAGCAGGAAACGAACCGTGTTTTGAGAAAAATGCAAAGTTACATCCTCTGTTGTCCGCCGGGATCTTCGCTGTCAGGTGTCGTTTACGATCTTCTCCGGATGTAGTGCACGAGGATCCGCAGGAATTGGGTGGACGTGGGGGCGGCGGTCAGCGGGCGGGAAGTAAGGCTGCGCAGGAGGACGGCGTTTTTATGCCAGGAAGCGCAGGCGAAGCCATCGATGCTTCGGACGACCTGGAGCGGGTTTGCGTTGTACTGGTCTGCCACTTCCGGATAAAGCCACTGCGATGGCTTCACCAGCCAGTGCGGGTTGAGCGCGGCGAGATAGACCGCGTAGGAGAGATGGAAGAAAGCGGTGTTGGTCGCGGAGAAACCGAGGCGGTATAACAGATCATAGACTTCGACGATGTCCGTTACGGCATTCATGCTGCATCCGTCCCCTCCAGTGCCTGAACACGGTCCATAAACTGCCGGACCAGATCGCTCTGCGCATCCGCGTCCAGCATGGAAAAGAGAAACATCAGGGTCGGGGCAGAAGCGGTGTATTTTCCGCGTTCCAGATCGCTGTATGCACGACTGGAAATGCGAAGCTGCTCTGCCATAGCTTCCTGCGTCAGCGCCTTCTGCCGCCGCAGGGAAGAAAGCTCCCGGGAAAGAAGCTCCGCGAGCAGCGCCGGGTATGGTTTCATTCTGAGGACCTCCATAGGTTATAAATTCTATGGAGATTTTATGTCGAAACGAAGTGTACTTCCACGAAGTGCACTTCGTGTTTTACGATGCAGATATCTGCTGTCCGTTCAAAGTCTGTGAAAATGACGCTGTTTTCCGGTTGACGATGAAAACCGGCGGTGTTCGTTGAACATCGCCGGTTTTATTTTATGGGGCCGCCGTGTGATGATCAGTCTTTAGCGGGCGGGTATTCGTTGCAGAGAAGTCGGTAGGGCGGCTCGTCCTCCTCGATCTTCGGGAAACGGCCGACCGGCGGGTTGAAGCGGTTGTCGGTATTGTCGTCGTTGCACTGACTGACCTCGCCGAGCAGGACGGGGCCGGAGCCGGGCTCGACGTTGAAGTCGTGGTACAGGTACTGCGGGATGTGGATGCTCTCGCCCGGGGTCAGGCGGATCTGCGTGCCGGCCGGGACGGTATAGGCCTTGCCGTCGCAGTGGACAGTCACGTCGGAGACTTTGTCGATGGACTCGTCGGGCAGGCTGTTGTAGACGCGGATGAGCACGTTGCCGCCGCCGCGGTTGATGATGTCCTCGGTCTTGTACCAGTGGAAATGGTTCGGGGAATACTGGCCTTCCTTCATGTAGAGCAGCTTTTCCGCATAGACCTTCGGATACTTGTCCTGCATGGCGCGATTGCCGTTGCGGATGGTGATGAGCGAGAAGCCAACCTTGTCGAAATCACCGAGACCGTAGTCCGTGATGTCCCAGCCGAGCATGCAGTCGCGCACCTCGTCGTATTCATGACCCTTCGTCTTCCATTCCTCGGGCGTAAAATTGCAGAACGGCGGCAGATAGCAATGCTCCTGCCGGCACATGGCCTCGAGCTCCCTGAGTGCTTTGTTGATCTCTGAACGTTTCATGAGCGTCCTCCTTCTTGTCTTCTCTCTACAAAATAATGCACAGAATGCGGGAAAGGTCAAGTGGGGATTTTGGCATGAGGCATTCGTTGCCTCCGGCGGCCCTATCTTTTCTCTTGCAAGAGAAAAGATAGGGGAGAAAAGAGTGCGTGGGGACGCGGGGTGCTTTCTGCGTCTGCATTCAGACAAGAACCAATATGTTCGTCTGGCGTTCCACTCGGGAGTTACCTCACGTATGTCTGACTACGCGCCGCCTGATACGGTGGGTATCAAATTTGTAATTAGTTGCTGTAGAATATCTGCCATCAATAGAAGGTGCAGTCTGAATCTGTCAGGCTGCACCTTTTTGCATTGGATTTTATGATTTGCTCTGTATCCTGTAGGGCCGGAGCTCTATGAGCTCCGGCGGGGATGTTTTTGGTGTTCAGCGTATCTTGCTGCGGCCGCTGAAGTGGATAACGAGGCCGATAACGAAGCCGAGGCAGGCGGGGAGGAGCCAGCCGAGGTTCAGGTCGAACAGCGGCAGGTACTGCCGGGCAAAGGCGACCAGCCGGTCGAGATGCAGCGAACTCTGCACGCCTGCGGGCAGTGTCTTCATGAAATCGAAGATCGCGGCAGCCCAGGTGAAGGCCATGACAGAGATATAGACGGCCTTGTCATGGTGGAAGAACTTGCCGATGAAGGCCAGGATGATCAGCGCGATCGCGGGCGGGTAGATGAGCATGAGCACGGGGATGGAATACTCGATGATGGCGCTCAGACCCACATTGGAGACCGCGAAGGAGAACAGCGTAAAGAGGATGGCCCAAGCCTTGTAGGAGAGCTTGCCGTGCGTCATCTTGACAAAGGTCTCGGAGCAGGATGTCACGAGGCCGATAGAGGTCTTGAGGCAGGCGAAGGTGATGGTGACGGCAAGAATGATCTGGCCGACGCCGCCGAAGTAATGGCCCGCGATCTGCGTCAGGGCGATGCCGCCGTTGTCGGAGATCTCAAACAGCCCGCGCGACTGCGTGCCCATGAGGATGGTCACGATGTAGATGACGGCCATCAGGATGCCCGTCAGCGCGCCGGAGCCCAGCACGTCGACGGCGACAGCGTCGTCATTGTCCACGCCCATGCGGCGGATGACGTCGACGACCACGATGCCGAAGGCCAGACCGGCGATGGCGTCCATGGTGCCGTAGCCCTCAATAAAGGAGGAAAAGAAGGAACTGGTCCCGGTCGCGTAAGCCTCCACGGGCTCGACCGCGGCGATCGAGGCGCCGGGGTTGGTGAGCGCGGCGATCACGAGCACGGCGAGGAAGAGAAGGAAGATGGGGTTGATGATCTTGCCGATCCAGACCGTGATCTTGCCGGGGCGGAGCGAGAAGAACAGGACGAACGCGAAGAAAATGGCCGAGAAAATGAGCAGCGCAAGCCACTCTTTGGACGGGTCGAGCAGCATGGGCGCCACGCCGGTCGTGAAAGAGACGGTCGCGCATCTGGGGATGGCGAACAGCGGGCCGATGGTCAGATACAGAAGACAGGTGAAGAAAATGCCGTAGCCCTTGCCGACCTTGCTTGAGAGCGTCTGCAGCCCATCGGAGTGCGTGATGCCGATGGCGGCCACGCCGAAGATGGGGATGCCGACAGCAGTGACGATAAAGCCGATGATGGCGGGGATGACGTTCCGGCCCGCCAGCTGGCCGAGATGGACGGGGAAGATCAGGTTTCCGGCGCCGAAGAACATACCGAACAGCGTCCCGGCCACCAGAATTTTTTGCCGCATGGTCAATTTTTTCACAGTCATAGCGATCAGCTCCTTTATTTATGAACTGATTATAAAGGATATACTTGCAAAAGTGAAACGCGGGATTATAATAGTTATATGACGATTCGTAATACCATCTGTCATACCCCATCCGGAAGGAGCCAACTATGGACAGCAAAAAACTGGAGATCCTGATGACCGCCGTTGACCTCGGCAGCTTTTCCAAGGCGTCAGAGGTGGTCGGCTATACGCAGTCGGGCCTGACGCACCTGGTCGACAGTCTCGAGCGCGAGATCGGCCTGACGCTCGTGCGGCGCGACCACAGCGGCATCGCCCTGACCGAGGAAGGAGAAGCCCTGATGCCCGCCATCCGGGAATTTCTGCGCGCGAACGCAAAGCTGGAGAACCGCATCGCCGCCATCACGGAAAAATCGACCCGGACCATCCGCGTCGCGGCCTACGCGAGCATCGCCATGCGCTGGATGCCGGAGATCCTATACCGCTTCCGCCGCGTCTGCCCGCATATCGACGTGGACCTGCGGACGGTCGACCATGAGCTCGAGCCGTTTGAGCTGCTGGAAAAATGGCAGACAGACGTGATCTTCGCCGCCCGGCAGAGCGGTTTCGCCTGCGACTGGACGCCGCTGCATGACGACGCGATGTACGCCATCCTCCCCGCGGACTATCCGACAAACGGGCGGGACTTTTTCCCCATCGAGGCCTTTGCGGGCAAGGAATTTCTGATGCCCTACGGCCGGTTCGATATCGACGTCGGCGCGGCGTTCCGGAAATACGGCGTCGAGCCCATCATCCGCCCCTGCTATGTGGACGACGAGACCGTCATCCGCATGGTCGGCAAGGGGCTCGGCATCTCGATGATGGCGGAGATGATGATCCGCGGCAAGCTCACGGGCGTCAAGACCCTGCCGGTCCGCCCCTGCGTCAGCCGCGAGCTCGGCATGGGCCTGCACCCCCGCGAGCAGCTCCCCCCCGGCATCTCCCGCCTCCGCGAATGCGTGCTGGAGTACATCGGGGAGCTGTGAAAGCCGGAGCGGAGAATCCAGCCCCAATGGCGTGTGAACCCTTATAAAAAATGGAGTGCGGTCTGCTGCACAGACCGCACTCCGCCAAAAAGAGAAGACACGCATAAGCGTGTCTTTTCTTTTTGTGCAACTCGAACACTTTAGACCAATGAAGTCCCAATGTGTCAAATCAACTTTTGTAAGTTAATTATACAACTTGCCAAGTAAAAAAGCAATAAGTATTGAAATTACTTTTTCTCCAGTTTTAAAATCCGATGATCCTCCGTCAGCACACGCATCTGCTGAATTGCGATTGCATTGAGCTTCGCCAGCCGTTCCGGCTGCGGAAGACCGTCATTGATAAACACTGCATTCAGGTTCTCCAGATTGGAAAGACACACAAGCTGCGACACATTTGCGTAATCGCGGATGTTGCCCTTCAGCCCCGGATTCTCATCTCGCCACTGCTTTGCAGTCTTGCCGAACAGTGCCATATTCAGCACATCGGCTTCGCTGGCATATACCAGCGACATTTGCCGTGCCGACAGCTCCGGCGGAATCAGGTTTTCTTTGATCGCGTCCGTATGGATACGGTAATTGATTTTTGCAAGGTTGCGTTTGATGTCCCATCCGAGAAGCTGCTGCTCCTGTTCCTTGAGACGTTCGAACTCTTTGATCAGATAAATCTTGAATTCCGGGCTGATCCACATACCGAATTCAAAGGCGATGTCTTTGTATGCGTAGGTACCGCCATATCGCCCAGCACGCGCCATGAGTCCAATCGCGTTTGTCTTTTCAACCCATTCCTTCACGCTGAGCTTATAGCTGTTCAAACCGGCCTGACTTCTAATTATGGCGAATTCGCCATAATTAAAATTCGGATTGTGGATCTGCTCCCAAATGCCAAGGAACTCGACCGTGTTCCGATTGCGCAGCCAGTCTGAAATGAAAAAGTCGCCATCTTTCGCTTTCAGCATATCTGTCAGCGAAATATAGTCCTTGTCTTCAATTGTGGTTACGGAGATCTCCGCGCCGTTGACCATGAGTTTGTTATTCATCGGCACACCTCTCTAACATCGTGCATGAAGCATTCTTCGGCTTGTCCTTCGTAAGAAATGAATCGGCAAGTCTTGTAGCAGAGCAGCAATTTCGTGAAACGGTGATACGAACCAGCATCGGCGGAACGCAACAACCACAGGATGCTGCGGCCCATCTTCTGCCTCTTTATTAGTATAACAGGTATCCGCTTCCGCGTCGAGTGGTTTTTCCAGATGTGCCGCAGATGCCAGCTTTTCCAGCAGAATGGCCTTCGACCATTGCTGCACTTGCGCCTGCTCCAGATACCATTTACGAGCCTCTCTTGTCAACTCTGCTTCCATGATGACCACGTTCAGCGTCCAGCCGATTTTCATTGCCAGACGGAGGCGCGTTTGGTCATTTTCATAAGTCTTGTAAAAATCGCGCATCCGGCGCACGTTGCGTGGAGAAAAGCCTGCGTGGTCAGGGAAATTCGCCTGTAAAAATTCTGCGGCTGCGACCGCTGCACCTTTCTCCGGGCGCTGGCTGATGACCTTGCCGATGGCATAAATTTCGTCCATCTGCGGAAGATTCCGTGCAAGAATTGCGGCCAATTCCCGGTACATCGTGCCGTAATCTACAGGTTTTCTGACGTTCATAGCCTCTCCTTTCCGCGCTGGCGCGCATCATTTTTGTTGTTCCGTTGAAGTATCGCTTCGACCTTACGAATGGAGCGTCACTCCGCTTCCTTAAATAAAACCCGCCTTTCGATAAATGCACTCGAAAAGCGGGTTTTGCTTAAGCTCTTATTGTAATGGTTTTATTTCTGGACTGATTTGATCCACTTGGGATTCAAAACCGAACTGGGATGTTGGAGTGTTTGATAAAATTCGAAAAATCAGGTGCGTTATATTTGCAATACTGCAAAAAATCCCGAATACTTGATTCAACCAAATCACTTTGCACCGTAGGCGAGATTGTAATGCTTTTTACTGCATTTTCTGAAAATTTCAGCTCTATGTAGGGTATCAGAATCCCATTGCCTGCTCTGAATTTATAGACGCCCATTTCTGAAAGCTTATCAAGAAGTTCATCAGGGACCGAGATTACGATACGAAATTCACTTTCCTGATTGAAACAGTCTCTTTTTATAAAAGACAGGCAGTCGCTGAGTGCGGCCTTTTCGAAGCTGCACTGTTCGCCTTGATAGACATACACGGGAAGGTTATCCAGCTTTTGCTCTCTTTCAGAATCGCTCACTTTTTTCTCCAGTTCACGCAGTGCTGATTGGTCGATGCCTGAAGCTTGCTTTTTTGACATCTCGGTGACGACGGCCAGAAATATTTTTGAAATAGCGACCTCCATAGAGGACAGCAGCCCGTTTGTAAGTATGTGGCTATATTCTGAGTCGTTGTCCTTACTGTAGTCAACATTCCCGAAGGAAAAGCTGCAGCCATCCAGAACCGGATTGCTTCGCAAGATGCTTTCTACGAGCTTTTTATCATCAAATTCGATATTGTATCCTTGGCTATTGATTTCTTTCGTATAGTAATTCCACATAGGAAGAGAATCTTCCTTAAGAGAGAAGCAGCATACAAACAGCTGCATGCCAAGATTTGTAATAGCCAAACGCATTTGTTCGCGCACTTCGTCCGATGCATTGCAATCTTTTGCGATGCTGTCCAGCCCCGCAATAATCTCATCCTTATCATTCATATACTTAATGTTCGTAAAACGAAGTGTTTTGTTGCGCAGTATGCTTTCCAGTCCGCCGATGGAGGTATAATGATAAACTGACTTTGCCCGTTGTCCCTTTTTAAATTTTAATTTGGACTTTTGCAAATGCGAATAATCAACTTGCACTTGATCTGTGTAATCTATGTACTCCATTGCTTGCTGCACCCCACTTGATCCGAACGTTCTTTCTCTGTATCAAGGCATATGCTGAAGCTGTTCAGGAATATTCAATGTGGTCAATGCAATCCTCCATGCGCTTTTTGATCCCCTTTTTGATTGCCGCATCACAAATAATCCCCCAGTAATCCTGCTGCAAATTTGATTTCGCGGATGAGCCACTTTTAACTGTTGTAAAACACAAAGGTATCCGTGTTGCTTGTAGGTTGTCGGCGGCTTGGAGCATTGCATCAATCGCAGGATATTTTTGCTGCAGCTCATAGTCAAGAGCGCGTGCTTCCTGCTCTGACCCGTGTGCAATTGTGTATTTAATTCTGCCAAGGTCCTTTAGAATATCTGCGCAATCCTCCGCGTCTTTCAGTGCTTTCAAGGTTAAAGATTCTAAGCCTGAAACAAAATGAATTGTACCCATTACTTAAATACCCCCTTCAAATACGCTCCGCTGATATTACCCTTGTCTACGTCATTTTACTTAAAAATAGATTACCGGCAGCGCGCTATTCCACTCGGAAACTGGTACATAGGAATTTTCGGTCTTTATGGCCACGCAGCATTCTCACCTCCGTCGTCAAAAATAGAAAAATTTTGTAAACTCCATTCGGCATCACAGGGATTCTCTTTTGGGCGATGCCTTAAGTACAGTTGTCTTTTAGTACAGCCGATAACCATGGACTCTCGTCTGTATACCCTTGCAGTACATCGATGACGTGCTTATCGGTTGTCATCGCAAATACAAATGGCGCAATATGATGCGATGACAATACGGCTTTAAACTCATCACCTTCACGAATTTCTTTGGGCGGAATAGTGTTTTCGTTTAAGTTGTGTGTTTTCTGTGGTGGTGGATTCTTATATACCAACCATGCAATTTCGTAAGAAATTGTACTTTCACACCATTGCCCCATTAAGTTTTTAAAAAACACACGAATAATAAGTTTAGCACCGGTATAATGATGATGGCTGGGATTTGTTCTGAGGCGTTCCCAGTTTTTTTCTGAGGCTTTTCTTAGTTCGCAAATCAACGCCTTGACTTCGGAGGTTTCAAAATGGATATTAATATCCGTCTCCTCTTCTGCTGATAATGCTTGTGTAAAACCTGGGAGTAAAGATGCTGGAAGCAACTTTTTATTCCCGGCAGAATCCTCCGAAAACTGCAATTCAATATCGGCTAACGTATAAACATTAATTGCGGGCGAATCACCAACATTTCTAAGCTTGATTGTAAATCCCAGCTGCATACGGGTATAGTCCGTGGTATCCCAAGCAGATCCGCATGAATCAGTTACATATGGAACAATACACGGTTGCTTATCTATTTTCATTTGTTTCGCAACGAGCTCTGCTGATTCCTTAGCGTAATTTGCTTGACGCTTGGTGTGTCCAACATAAATGATCGTGACAACAACCATAATCAGCGAAGAAAGCAGAGATAGTACTCCTGCATAGTCACTGTTGATGATTTTTATAAATTCCAGCATCTTTTTCACCTCATTTCAGCCGCTCGCACAACGGCAGAATTTCTTCCAGTTTGGCAACGATACTCTTCTGCTCGGAAAGGGGCGGAAGTGGGATAAGCATATGATTACTTCCTATTAGGAACACTGTAAATACAAGGCTTTTCGGAGCCTACAAACCAGAAAAAATAATATTTGATCTATCACATTACGCAAAAAGCCGTCCGGCATGAAAAACGGGCGGCTTTTTTGCGTGGATAGACGGAAGGGAGGCACAAAAATAACTACAAAATTTTAGCGTTCAAATTTGTGCAACTTTAACGAAAAGGAGGATCGTAAATGGCCGATGAAAAATTGAATACTGGCCCTGCGGAGAATATTTCCCCGGAGGCCGCCGAGCCTATCGCCACACCAGAACAGGCCGCAGCGTCTGATCCCCGGCCGGAACAGGCCGGGCCTGCCATACCTGAGCCCGGCGATGTGGTTGTGTCCTTTGACAAAATCAATGAGCTTATGGCGGAAAAGAGACAGAACGCCCGCGCCGAAGTTGAAAAGGCGGAAACGCCCGAAACGCCGGAGGCGGCAGCCCCCGGAGAAACACCGCAGCCCGCCAATACGGAGGAGCCGAAAAAGCCGCGCCGTGGCCGTCCGCCGAAAGCAGAAAAGGCCGCGACTGAAAATCAGAAAGCGGAGAAATCGGCTGGGGCCCGCAAGGGCCGCCCACCCAAGGCGGATAAGACGGCCCCTGACAAGCCCAAGCCGTCCAAACGAGACAAAGTGTCCCGAAGTGACGGAAAGGCCCCGGATGCCAAGGAGCCCATTAAGCCCGCACAGGATACGGCACCGAAGGAAACTGCTGCTGCGGAACAGACGGCTCCCGAGCCGACCACACCGCCCCGCCCGGTTGAAGAAGGCAAGCTGGTTTATCTGAAACTTTCCGAGGTTCATCCGTTTCACACATTCCGTCCACACCCCTTTAAGGTACGGGACGATGCGAAGATGCAGGAAATCGTTGCTTCTATCCGCGTAAACGGTGTAATGGTTCCCGGTCTTGCCCGCCCGGAGAAAGACGGAAACGGCTATGAAATTGTAGCGGGCCATCGCCGTACCCACGGCAGTGAACTGGCGGGGCTGGCGGAAATGCCCTTTATTGTCCGTGAAATGACCGACCACGAAGCGGTGCAGGCCATGAAGGACAGCAACAAGCAGCGTGACGGGATGCTCCCCAGCGAATTGGCCGCGCTGCTGGAACTCGAAGTTGAGGACATCAAGCATCAGGGCGGGCGGCTGAAAGGTGTTGCGGAAGGCGATGTCGGGAAACGCTCGGTTGAGATTGTGGGCGAGGCGCATGAAATGAACTATAAAAAGGTCATGCGCTACTTGCGGCTCAACTCCCTTGTGCCGGATCTTCTGGATAAGGTAGACGATAAAAAGATGGGCTTCATGCCTGCCGTGGAGCTGTCCTACATCAAATCAAAAAATCAGAGGCTTATTGCTGTTTCCATTGACGGGGAGCAGGCATCGCCCTCACTGGCTCAGGCCAAACGGCTCCGGGAGCTGGATAAGGAAGGCAAACTCAACGGCGATGTCATTGACGGTATCTTATCAGAACAGAAAAAGGAGGATCGAGGCGTGATTATTTCTACTGCGGAACTGGAAAAGTATTTTGGCAAGGAGGTCACTCCCGCCAAAATGAAAGAACAGATTATGTCCCTGCTGGATGACTGGAAAGAAAAACAGCCGCCGGAGCTGGCAAAAGCCCCGAAAAAGCAGGAACTTGACAAGTAACAACTTCGAGACACTTTGTCCCGAGGGCCCCGCCCTCGCGCAGAGGCTCTGGTGGTATATATCCCCCGTCGCCGCCTGTTTTTTAGTACAGCCGGGAGTGGGCCGTCAAGGGTGCAGCGCACCGCCGTTTTCGGCGGCTCGCCCTTGACGGTCTGCCCCGGCTGTGCTATTTCCCCGGCAAGCGGCGGGGGTATATCCTTCAGAGCCGCCCCCTTTCCCAAGACTGGGAAAGGGCGTGGGGTTTGGGTTGAACTTTCTTATTAAAATATCGGAGGTATGAACGATGAAACGACCCCTTGCTTATATCACCGCTGCATGGCTCGGCGGCGATAGCGAAAACGCAGAACTGGCGGCGCAGTATTGCCGCACCGTGTATGAGGCAGGCTTTTCTCCTATTTGTCCGCCTTTGTACTTGCCCCTGTTTCTCAACGATGCTGTTCCCGAGGAGCATAAAAGCGGCATCGACATGAGCCGTGACCTGCTCCGCCGTTCTCATGTGCTGGTTGTTTGCGGGCACAGTAT